GGGAGGATGGATCGGATATGAAAAAGATAGAAGAAGGCAGTTTAGGCGGCGGAATTTATTTTGACGGCACAATGTTTTTTGTGACATGCGAATACTGCGGCCACGAGCAGGGCGATATGGGCAGGGCCGTTAAGTGCGAAGAATGCGGAGGTGGACCTATGCCGTCCATGGAAACTGACGGTCGGTTTGAATGGGATGAAGAAACTGAAACATGGATGCGGGATGAGTAATTCTTGACACCCACCTAGCAAACATATAATACCCCGGTCATTGACCGGGGTGGGGAGGAGCGAATGATGGGTAAAATCACAGCAACAGTTCGATGGCATGATGGATATCTTGAAACCTTTGAAGCATCTGAGGTTCGCTTTGGATCGGATCTATTGTGGATGCGTCTCAAAAGCGACCAGAATAGACACATCCCATTGCGTAGCGTAAGATGGTTTTCTGTTACTCCGGAAAGCCATGAAACGACAATAAAAAAGGATGGTGGATGATGGAATGTCCTGTTTGCGGTCAGCAAATGATTTTTATACCTCATTTAGGTGGAAGGCTTGATGAAGAATGTTTAGATCGTTGGGTGTGTGAAAAATGCGGAAATGAAGAATGGGAGGAATGATGTGGTTTAAATCAAGATCCCGGCTAAGGAAAAGAAAGCACCGTTACCTCAACTATATACCATGGCCTAAATGCCCCGTCGTGGGACATTGGGCAGAATACAGCCGCAAGGAATGGGAAATCATGAATGGTCTTAGCCCTGCGTTTTTTTACTGTCAAAACATTTGAGAACCACAAACACCCACCCCGTCTCTCGGTCAGTCGTGAGACATTCCACCTCCATCAAATCGTCCGGGCAGGCAGCTTGTATCATCTGCTTTGCCCGGGCTTCGATTTCAGACAATGTCAGCTTTTGCCCATGTATCAACGTCATGGATTAGCCTTTCTGCTCTGTTAGTTGTTTGCCGATACCAGGCACTGTCTTTCATCTCTTTTTTCATCCGTTCAAAGTCCCATGCCCTGACTGCGCCCAACATTTGCTTGAATCCCCGTATTCCACCCGGACCAAGCTGAAACCGCATGTTTACGAGGACTTCTTGGATCATTGCCGGGAGATCATCGAAGTTTTCCAGAAGTTTACGGAGATCGGTTACACAATCCTCGATGTCATTTTTGAGCCGGAACCTGGCCTCAGAATATCTCATTGGGACATCTTCAATATTCCAGCCAATACCTATTGTGAGCTTGCCTGCTGGACAGTGATACGGCTTATCTCGAAAGCCCTCATCCTGCTCAAGCCTTCTCATTAGTCTATTTATGTCCATGTCACCCACCCAACACCACCCACCCAGCAGTAGCAATCAACCCAGCCGCCAGGATACCGATTGCGGTCCACTGGTTCTTGATGGTTTCTCTAATTGATATTTGGTTTTCTTCCATCGTTTTTCTTGGACAAGACGCCTGGAATTTTTCGATTTCAGACATTTTTGCGTCCTGATCTTTCCGCACTACCCATAGTTCCGATACCTGTCCGGATAGGTTGTCAATCCGGTTGCTTTGGACGGCAATGATCGAGACGGTTTTTTTTATTTCAGATATGTCGGAACTCTGTTCCTTGATTCCCTCCCACTGTTGCCTGACTGTTTCGCTCAGATGTTCGATTCGTTCCAAAATTACGTCTTCAGAAGTCATGCCACTGCCCTTTCCGTTTCAGGTTCATTTTTACCGGCCCAGAACGCCGGCCCGCCGAAGCACCGGACCGCTTCATAGTATTTCAACGCCCGCCTGTGCCGGAGCATCTTGAGCGGCCAGAGCTTAGTTTTTGCCTCAATGATTCGGATCAGATTGTTGAGAAACACCCGGTCAGCTTCTTGCCGGTCTTCTTCGTCCACCCCCACCAGGTACATAAAGTCATGGATGTCGCAGGCCTCTGTAATACTCAGAAACCAGATTGTATCCGGGACCGTCCAGCCATATCCCTTGGCACCACACCCGTTACAGATTTCGGCCTTACCTTCGGGCGACAGTGACCAGTATAATGGCGGGGCATAGAGTTTCATTTCATCCCCCTACCTACAGCAATACCAAACAAGCCACTGACAATGGAGTTGATTATGCTGGACTGTTCGGCACCAAGATTGTCAACAAATATCAGGGCCATTCCCAAGGCCAGGACCGCGATGATCACCAGTGTTTTGTCATCGTCAAGCCAGTTCATAGGTGATTCCTCAGAATCTGAATACTGATCCTGATTGCCGCCACATACGGCCTTGCCTTGTCCACAAACGTCACCTGCTCAAAGATGTCCAGCACCTCAGTTGCCAGATACGAAATTTTCTGTATCGCCTCTGCGTCATCCGGGTATTGTTTCAGCACATCGACCCCATCCAGGTACCTGTCCTCTAATGAAGCCAGTTGTTCCAGTTCTTTCGGAGAAAACATGGGCTGAATCTCCGGATCTGTCACGACAATCCTGATATCCCGATAGATTGCATCTGCGGTTTTCAACACCTTGTTTTCAGTGACAGGACCTTCAGATAGAGCACACCCAATTCCAAGAAAACAAATGATTGCCAAAAGTAAAAGTAGCTTTTTCATATTGGCCATCCTTCCTGAATATTGATTGCGTCAAGTGCTTCATAGGTTTCAGCGTCATTTATCTGCGCTTTAAGCTGCCACGAGTACGCCATGATCTGGTCGCCCCGATTCTTGATATATTGCCCCATCTCAACCGCCTGAGCGGCTGTCATGGTCTTCAAGTTGTTCGATACAGGCATCCAATTCATTAATGCTTCAGGGTTTTTAACTGAAGCATCAATCACAAAGTCTTGAATGTTTTGCCGGTCAACTTCATCACGCATCTGAATACCATCCGGGTCAGTATCCCCGGGAAAGGTGTAAGGGATGGACTCCATATAGATTTTAGAGTATCGAACCGTGTTGATTTCGGCACTCTTTTTGGCCTTCTCATCTGCTAAAACATGATCATAAATATCCTGATTTGCTACAGTCCATGCCCCATCGTATGCCCATAGCCCACCATACCAAACAGGTGGGGCATCATCGATCTGGATTACCTCATGCGTTTCCGGCCTAATATCCATTGCCATTAAGGGTTTGACAAGGTAGCCTTTAAATTCGGGTTCTGTGCTAAATTGATACTGGATTAAGTTATCTGATTTTTGTCTGATATAATACATTACGCATTACCCTCCGTAATTAAGAGTTCCGTTGCTGAAAGTGCCTTACCTATTTTGCGCCCGCCCGCAGAATTGGTCGTTAGAGTGCCATCTAAGTCAACATAATAAACAGCATTAGGGGTAAGCCCTGCTTGGTTATTTGCGACGTCCCCTATTCTGAAGATAGTTGCAGTTTCTGTATCTAAATAAGCGTCAGAAGATATACCAATCCATTCTGGTACATTGGTATATGAATATGAGTCAAAGGTTACAGCCGTTCCGTAATATGCGTTCCCGGCATCCTGGTAAGCAATGACAACTTTGTTCGAGCTCGAATCAAAGGCGGCTGAGATGTATCTTGTATCTGCTGATTCGAATACAACAGGAGTACCAAAGCTAATTGAAGTTCCTGAAACTGTTCCAACTATAGCTGTGCCGTAATATGCGTTCCCGGCATCCTGGTAAGCAATGACAACTTTGTTCGAGCTCGAATCAAAGGCGGCTGAGATGTAGTATGCATTCGCTGATTCGAATACAACAGGAGTACCAAAGCTAATTGAAGTTCCTGAAACAGTTCCGACTACAGCCGTTCCATAGTTTGCGTTTCCAACATCCTGGTAAGCAATTACGACTTTGTTATTTAAGGAATCAAAGGCGGCTGAGATGTATCTTGTATCTGCTAATTCGAACACAACAGGAGTACCAAAGCTAATTGAAGTTCCTGAAACTGTTCCAACTATAGCTGTACCATAATTTAAGTTTCCCAAATCGCTATAAGCAATGACAACTTTGTTCGAGCTCGAATCAAAGGCGGCTGAGATGTATCTTGTATCTATTGATTCGAATACAACAGGAGTTCCAAAGCTAATTGAAGTTGCTGAAACAGTTCCGACTACAGCTGTGCCATAGCTTGCGTTTCCATCATCTCGGTAAGCTATTACAACTTTATTATTTAAGGAATCGAAGGTAGCTGAGATGGAGTATGTACTCGCTGATTCGAATACAACAGGGGTCCCGAAGCTAATTGAAGTTCCTGAAACAGTTCCAACTATAGCTGTGCCGTAATAAGCGTTTCCAACATCCTGGTAAGCAATTACGACTTTGTTATTTAAGGAATCAAAGGCGGCTGAGATGTAGTATGCATTCGCTGATTCGAATACAACAGGAGTACCAAAGCTAATTGAAGTTCCTGAAACTGTTCCGACTACAGCCGTTCCATAGTTTGCGTTTCCAACATCCTGGTAAGCAATTACGACTTTGTTATTTAAGGAATCAAAGGCGGCTGAGATGTATCTTGTATCTGCTAATTCGAACACAACAGGTAAACCCGCTTCCGGTACAACATTATACGTAATGCTTACTGTTCCATCTGGATTAAGAGACACCACGGAACCGTCTGTCAGTGTTCCCGATGCAACCATTTGAATACCTTTAGTTGCTGTTTTGATATCCGCAGGTGACATCGTTCTGACCGCAGTCTCTGTGCCAGCTATCATTTCTGCTTCCGTCGCAGCATCAAACGTGATTGCGGATAGTGAAATAGTCCAATCTGTATATGTCCCGGACCCTCCAACAGAATTAATAAAAACAGCCAATGCTCCGGTTTCTGAGTTATATGATGTCACCTGCCCGGCCATGTAATTTTCAGGAGCTGATGTCCTGGCAATCAAAATGAACATACCCACCACAATATCCTTGCCGGTCTGGATCGTAAGACTTTTTGACCCTGTCCCGATCAAAACAGATGTAGTGCTGGTCGCTGAGGTGCCCGGAGCATTGATCGCTGTCTGTGCAAAAGATTCAGCCTCGGATGCAGATGCAGCGGCGTTCGTCTCGGCAGTCTCTGCATGTGTTTTGGCTGTTTCCGCTGCGTCTT